GATGGATGCCGCCGGCAACCGCAAGCCCTCGAAGGCGAAGAGCCTGGATCGGATCGACGGCATCGTGACCGCCATCATGGCCTGTGGGTTGGCGGCGAAGGATGAGGGGCCGGCAGTCTATCGAGGGGAAGGGCCGATGTGGGTTTAGAAGCTGAGGTGTATCTGGACTTCGATCGGCGTGCCGTCCGTCTCGACAAGCCAATTCACCCTCTCCACTCGAAGATTTGACCCACCACCCCTGTGGAAGAAGGTGACTATATTCTGTGTACCACTCATAACGTTTGACTTTCTCGTTCCGCGTGATACACAGAACGGAGAGTTCGCGGGTGGGTGCAAGAAATGGCGAAGCTTCCGGCACTGGTTACGGCCCTTTCCGAGGTTGACGGACGCGATCGCAAGACCGTGGATCATATCGCTCGCACCATCCGCGAGCGTGGCTACATCACTACGGGAAAGCGGGGCGGCGGAGCCGTTGATATGACGGCTCACGAAGCCGCAAATCTGCTGATCGCCCTCAATGGTGCCGACGCACCCAAGGACGGTCCCACCGCGATTGATCGGTTCCGTAGTCTACGCCAGCAATTCTTTGGCACTGCCAAGGATATTCGTGAGCGCATTGACAGCTATGATCGGCACATAAAGCCCATCCAAGACGTGATGGACGTGGACACCTTCGGAGAAGCCTTTGACTCGCTGATCGAGGACGTTCCCGAGCTGGTGGCCGCGCTCCGCTCCTATGTCCACAATGCCTATAACGACATCGATCCGGCGGTGCTGGACGATCGGCTGTTCATCATGATGCTGCGAGCGCGCATCTTCGGTGTCGAAATCACTTTCGAGCGGTATGGCGCGGAGATCGCTCTGTTCACGCCCACTGGCGAGCCAGCCGGCAATCGCCGCGTTGAGTTTGAAACCCGCTTTGTTCAGGACGAAGACCGCATCGAAAGCGGCTTCTATGGCAAGCAATGGCCCGACCGCCGTATCAGTGTCACCATCGGCACCCCGACCCTAATCGCAGCGTGGCAGGCACTCCACCCGGGCGAAAGCCTGCCTGGCATCCCCGACCTTGCGCCGACCCCCGACAATTCGGAGGACGGTGAGTGACTTTTGCGATCCACCCCAACCCCAACGCCGTGCATGGCAGCCGTCTCGCCGGGGAGGGTGGTGCGTCCGGGCACGGGCGCAAGCGCGCAGGCGAGACAGCACCCATTCCCCGATCGCCCGCCGTGATGGCGCGCCCGGCCCTCAGAAGGAACATTATCCGATGAAGACCAGTGAGTTGATCGAACAGCGGGCGGCGATCGTCGCTCGCATGAGCACCGCCCATGAGGCCGACGACGATGCCACCTTCACGGCGGCAGAGACCGAGCTGCGCGCCCTGGATACCAAGCTGGAGCGCGCCCACAAGATCGACGCGGCCGACCGTGCCGAGGTGGGCAAGCCCCTGCACGGCGACACGGTGCTGGACCGGGAGCTGCGGCAGTTCTCCGTTCTCCGCGCCATCGCCGGTGCCGCCGGCCTCCAGGGCGTCGATTGGGGCCGCGAGCGGGAGATGCAGGCGGAGTTGGCGAAGCGCGCCGGCCGCTCCCCCGAGGGCCTCTTCATCCCGGCCGAAGTGCTCGAAACTCGCGTGCTCACCACCACAACCGGCTCGGAGCTGGTGCCCACCGATCACCGACCCGACCAGTATGTGAGCGCCCTCACTGCGGCCTCAGTGGTGCGCGCCCTGGGTGCCCGTGTCCTGTCCGGCCTCACCGGCAACCTCTCGATCCCGCGCGAGACGGACAGCCCCGCCATCGGCTGGGTGGCTGAGAATGCCGCCCTGAGCGCCGACGATGCCGACTTCGACAGCATCACCCTCTCGCCGAAGCATGCCGGCGCGCTCTCCGAGTTCAGCCGCAACATGCTCTTGCAGGCGAGCCCTGACGTTGAAGGGCTGCTGCGCCAGATGCTGGCCCGCAACCTCGCCCTCGCGATCGACCGCGCGGCCATCAGGGGCGGCGGCACCAACGAGCCCAAGGGCGTGCTGGCCACCACCGGCATCCAGACCGTGACCTCGCCCGCCTCCATATTCGAGGCGGTGGCCGAAGCCGAGGCCAAGGCGGACGCGGAGAACGTCGGCGCGAGCCGGGCCATCCTCACCACGCCGGAGCTGCGCAAGGTGGCGAGCCTCGCCCTCGACGGCATGGGCCGGCCGATCGGCGTGGCGACGGTGTTCAACAACATCCCCACCACCTTCTCGAACCAGGTGCCCAAGACCCTCGGCGCCGGCACCGAGCACGGCCTGATCTATGGCGACTGGTCCGAGCTGCTCATCGGCATCTGGTCGGAAATCGACATCCTCGTGAACCCGTTCGAGAGCACCGCCTATTCCAAGGGCAACGTCTCGATCCGGGCCATGGCGACGGTGGATTTCGCGGTGCGCCACCCCAAGGCGTTCGTCTCCATCGAGGACGTGACGACCGCCACGGCCGCCATGCCGGCGGCGGGGGGGTGATCCATGCCGGCGCCTGACATGGAGCGGAGGACCTTCACCGAGGTGCGCGCCGCCGGGCGCCGCCTGGAGGGCTATGCCGCCACCTTCAATGCCGAAGCCCGCATCGGCGGCTTCACCGAGACCATCGCCCCCGGCGCCTTCCGTGCGCTGGGGAGCGACATCCTGGCCCTTCTGGACCACGACCCCGGCAAGGTGCTGGGGCGCACCCGTTCGGGCACCCTGCGGCTCCACGAGGACGGCAAGGGCCTCGCCTTCTCCCTCGACCTGCCCGACACCCAGGCCGGGCGGGACGTGCTGGCGCTGGCGGAGCGGGGCGACCTGGGCGGCATGTCGTTCGGCTTCACGGTGCCGAAGGGCGGCGAGAGCTGGCAGGGCACGCGGCGCACCCTGCGTTCCGTGAGCCTCGCTGAGATTTCGGTGGTGTCGGCGTGGCCGGCCTATGAGGGCACGGAGATCGCCCTGCGGAGCCGGGAGGCGACCGATCGTGCGCGCCGCCGCCGGGCGCTGGTCCTGGCGGGATGGAGGGGCTTCTGATGGGCATCCTCAACCGCATCGCCTCCCGCCTGGGCTATGAGAAGCGCGCCGCCGAAGATCCGAGCTGGCCCGCCCTGGCGCCGGGCCTCGGCTACTATGCTGGCCTCTCCGCCCGCGCGGCGGAGAACCTCTCCACGGTGCTCGCCTGCACCAATGCCATCGCCACCGCGCTCGCCTATGTGCCCGCGCTGGTCTATCGGCGCGACGGCGAGGGCAACCGGATCGAGATGCCGGCGCACCCCATGGGCAAGATCGTGCGCGGCGGCGTCAACGATCAGATGACGTGGCCGGATTTCCTCGAGCATTTCGTGGCCAGCACCCTGCTGACGGGGAACGGCCTCGCCGTGGTTCTGCGCAGCGGCAACGGGCAGCTCGCCGGCTTCCGCTGGGTGCCGTGGGGCATGGTGACGGTGGCGGAGCTGTCGAGCGGGCGGCTCGCCTACGACGTGTCGGATGGCCGGGGCAATACCCGCCGCTATTTGGAAGGCGAGGTGCTGCACCTGCGCGACCGCACCGATGACGGCAAGATCGGCCGCTCGCGTCTCTCCCGCGCGGCGGACACCGTCAAGGGCGTCACGGCGGCGAACCAGCATGCCACGGCGTTCCTCAACAACGGCGCCGCGCCCTCCGGCGTGATCGAGGTGGCCGGCACCCTGTCCGCCGAGCAACGCACCCACCTGCGGGAGAGCTTCCAGGCGCGCCACGGTGGCGCGGGCAAGGCCGGTTCCACGCTGATCCTCGACGGCGGCATGAAGTGGAACGCCTCGCAAATCTCGCCGGAGGATGCCGAACTTCTCGAAACCCGCAAGTTCGGGGTGATCGAGTTGTGCCGTCTGTTCCAGGTTCCCCCGCCGATCGTGCAGGCTTACGAAAACAACACCTTCACGAATGCCGCACAGGCCGGACTGTGGTTCGCCACCTTCTGCCTCGCCCCGTGGGCGCGGAAGATCGAGGCGGAGTTCGCCCGCTCGGTGTTCCCCTCCGGCGGCCCCTATGAGCTGGAGCTCGACCTGTCCGGCTTCCTGCGCGGCGACCCGGCCACCCGTTGGGCCGCACACAAAATCGCCATCGACACGCGCGTGCTCGATCCCGACGAGGTGCGGCAGGTGGAGGGCTGGAACCCGCGCCCGGCTGGCAAGGCGGAGGTGTGAGCTGATGGCGCGCCGCTCCACCCCCTGCACCCAGGCCGACATCACCCGCCTCATCAAGGCGGCGCTGGCGGCTGGTGTCGGCGTGGAGCGGATCGCCGGTGTGAAGCTCACCCGTGATGGCGCAGTGCTGATGTTCGGGGAGCCGAAGGACGTTCAGACGGAAGGCAATGACAACGAGTGGGATGAGGTGCTGAAGAAATGAGCCGCCGCCTGCCGAAATACGTCACGGAGTTCCGTGATCGTCATGGGAAGATGCGCACCCGCTTCCGTCGGAAGGGGCAGGCGGACCATTACTTTCAGCATGTCCCGTGGACGCCGGAGTTCATGAGTGAATATCAGGCGTGCCTCAGTGGCGAGACTGCATCCGCCATTGTGCCCGGCGCCAACCGGACGAAGGCGGGGACCTTCAACGCCCTCATCGTTGCTTACTATGGCTCGTCTGAGTTCAAACAACTCGCGGAGAGCACCCGTCGCGCCTACCGTGGAGTGCTGGAGCGGTTCCGCGCCAAGCATGGTGAAAAGCGTGTCGCGGCCTTGGAGCGCAAGCACGTCAAAGCGATCATCGGTGGCATGAGCGAGACGCCGGAGGCCGCCAATAATCTGCTGGACCGCCTCCGGACGCTGATGCGGCTCGCTCTCGACCTGGGCATGCGGGTGGACGATCCCACCATGCGAGTCAGAGGCTACAAGAGCAGCGGAGACGGCTATCACACCTGGACTGAGGAAGAGATTTCCGCTTTCGAGGTTCGGCACCCGGTCGGTAGTAAGGCTCACCTCGCGATGGCTCTGTTGCTCTTCACGGCGCAGCGCAAGGGTGACGTGGTGACTATGGGATGGCAGCACGTCATCGGTGACAAGATCAGCGTGCGCCAGCAGAAGACGGATGAGCGCCTGAAAATCCCCATGCACGCGGCATTGCGTGAGGCGCTGAAGGAATACCCCCGCGACAATCTGACGTTCCTTGTGACCGGTCATGGCAAGCCGTTCACTCCGGCCGGTTTCGGCAACTGGTTCCGTGATCGTTGCAATGAGGCGAACCTGCCTCAGTGCTCCGCGCATGGGCTGCGCAAGGCAGCCGCTCGCCGTCTCGCTGAGGCCGGATGCACGAACCAGATGATCAAAGCCGTTACCGGTCATCGAACCGATGCGGAGGTGTCTCGCTACACCAAGGCGGCGGATCAGGTTCGGCTCGCTGAGCAGGCCATGAAGGTGGCCTATGGATCAGACGGAGAACAAAAACCGTCTAACTCAAGTTGAGGGTTAGACAATATTCCCGCTAAGTCATTCTAAATGAAGGAGAACATTGTGAAAATGGCGACCCCGGCAGGGCTGCATAAGTATAGCAGCCTCAATGACTTGGATCATCTCACCTGGGCTGAACGGCCCATTGACTGGAAAGGAGAAATTGGCGGACTGTCTAACCGATCCGGTCCGCCGGACCCCAAAAACGAGA